CCCAAGGGTGTTGGCCGCCAGTTCGTTCATCTGCTTTAATTTTGCATCATAGGCAGTAATCTTTTTCTCAGCGTCTTTCTTTGCATTGTCAACCTCGACCTGCATGCTGTCTGGGTAATCGGCACTGATGTCCTCCATGCTCTTTGCATTGCAAGAGAAGCTTGTACTACCAGAGAATGCAAAGTCTACATCTGTCAGATATGAATAGTAAATATTGCCTTTAATGTCGGAAAATGTAATTCTATCTCCAAATGTGGCGTATCCGATTGCCATGCTGTCACAAGAGAACGGTCTTAATCTCATACCGACAAGCTCTTTTCCAATCAGGTCAACACCCGCCTGTTCATTTCCGTTCAGAAGCTTATTATCAATCGTGATGACATATCCGTCTGTACCGTACTTATATTCTGTTTCATTATCTGTATATTTGACCCCAGTAACAACCACGTCATCGACATCATAGGTAAGATTCCTGATAGCATTTAGATTAAACCCTTTTCGTTCAAGAATTGTCTCGATCTCGTTACTTCCAACATCAAGAATGGCGCTTCTGTTAATGTCATACCATGGAACTGTTTCTAATGTAATAGTGTCTGCACCATCGTCAAAAGTGATGATTCGTAAATTATCATTCTCATCAATGCGAGCGTTGCCACCTGCCAGAGCTGCAACCATACCGATTACTGCTCTAAAAGTGGTGTTTTCCGGCTTATTCTGCACCTGATAGTCTGCGTTTTTAAATGTTGCGTCACCTAATACAATCCCGGTCTGCTGACAGGCATCTTCTAAAACCTCTCCTGCGGAACACGGGAAGACAAGATTCGTTTTGTAGTCCGCCTCTGCCTTACTCATATAGTCCAACAAAGTGAGGTTAATCTCATCAGACGTGGCGGGCTTTTTTGACACAATAAATGTGCCACGGCGAATGATTTCCAATCTATCAGACAATTGTGAATTTAAAAATAGGGTAAACTGTGCCCTGGCAAAGTTGTAGTCAGAGAACCTATCATCATCATTGACCAGTGCCAATGTTGCTGTTTTTTCAATGGCTACACCTATCGGGAAGTCCCCGGAATCAGAAGAATCTACAATGCCGTTTCCATCAAGGTAGAAGTCTTCTTTTTCCAGGTTTAAAGTTGTCCCATCACGCAGCACCGCATTCGCCGTAACATAATAGTTACTATTTAAGAGAGATTCTGTTTTTAACTGATTTGTAACATTAATCATACCGGTCGAATGCTCCTTACATTAATAGTTAGTCCTGTCCATCGTTCCTCATTGTCTTTGAGTGTTTGTGCTGCCATGTTGAAATTAGATGCATAGAACGTTTTGTCAATCCATTGGCCGGGTGTCCGAGGGTCTTTATGATGAAATGTGAACTGGCTTTTATTAATCATAGAGTTGAGAATCGTTGCAATCTCTCCCCATTTAAGCTCGCCCCATTCCATGTCATATCCGGCGATAGTTCCCATTGGCGTGTTGTGCATAACAAGGTCCTGACTTCTCTTAGAACTTTCCGTTGATGTAGTTGCGAACACCGGCTTGTATGTGTCAGGGGCTTTTATAGCAACCCCATCAATCTTAAACTGTTCCTGTGCCATTTACACACCTCCTAACAAGAATGGATTCTGACCGCCATTTCTGCGTCTCCTGAGTTCTGCTTCATCAATGATAATGTCTAACAATTTTCTGCCAGATGCATTGACTGTAACATTATAGGTATTTCCATCTCCCTGTCCTTTTCCTGATTCTTCCCGGACAATCTGTCGCAACAGGCTTTCCGGCGCTTCTAAGTTATTTCCTTTTTTCTGGTCACCTAATACTGCAAGGAATTCTGACCTTGGTGGAATAACTGCGCCACTGGCCAGATATGGGATAGTTCCGATACGTGGAAATGTTGCATGAAATCCGATAGTCTTTGTGCCGAATGGCGTAGGCACATTCCATGGGCCAAAAGAAAATGCAGATTCAATTCCGCCAATTGCATTATTAATCATCCCAACTGCATTATTAACAATGCTAATTGCCTGATTGATTGGTCTTTTAATAAAGTCTACAATACCTTCAAATGCAGATTTTACCGCATCTCTGGCGGCATTAAACTTATCAGTAATAGCGGTTTTTATCGCTTCGACCTTAGTAGATACAAAAGTAGTAACACTTTCCCATGTTCGGGATGTCTTGTCTTTTATTTTATCCCAAACGCCAGTAACTTTGGTTTTAATTGCGTCAAACACTGTTTTTGCCGTGGTTTTAAGAGCACTCCATAATCCAGAAAGAGTCTTCTTGATGGCATTCCAGACTGTTGAAGTCGCTGTCTTGATTGCGTTCCAGGCAGTGCTAATGACGGTCTTTATTATGTTCAGTGCGCCTTTTATTACGGTTTTAATTATCGCCCACGCACTTGATACAACATCTTTGATAAAACTCCATGCTCCATCCGCAATCTCTTTTATTCCCTGCCAAGCCAGTCCCCAGTCCCCTGTGAAAACACCAACAAGAAAATCAATAATTCCGCTCAGCGTGTCTGCTACATCACCAATAATTTTAATTAATGATTCCAAGACTTTTATTGCCGTGGTCCCTACAACGTCAATTATCTTTGCCACAACCGGAAGCAAATTTGCGATTATCCAGTTAATCAAAGGCACTAACACTGATTCCCACAGAAGTTTCAGAGAATCAATGAGTTTTCCGAGAAATGTTTCTATCTTTAAAATTGCGTCCCCTAATGGCCCTTCTAATAGCCTTTTGAATTGTTCTGCCAGTCCTTGTAAAACCGGAAGAATATAGGTGTTGTATCCAGTTATCAGAGTTCCGAATATGCTTGATAGTCCATTTGCTATAGAATCAAAGAACGGCTTTACGTGTTCATCGTATAACCTTGATATTGCGTCGCTAAGGTTCTGAACAACTGTCAGGACTCCACTCGTGACAGTTTCTATTACTCCGAGACTATCTTCGATTGCTGACTTTAAAATGTCCTTGTTGTCGATAAAAGGCTGCGCAATCATGTTCAGAATATCTCTGCCAAGTTTTGCAGCCGTTTCTGTAAGAACCATTCCGATTTTAGCAAAGATTCCGATTAAATCTGCTGTAATCTGCTGTGCGGTTTCTCCACCGAAAACTGAGAAAACATCAGCGAAAGCAACTGCGAGATTTCCTGCAATTTGTGAAATTTCAGCGCCGATGTTGAACATATCTATCAGATAGTTCTTTATTCTTTGCACATTCTGCTTCAGAAATTTCTCGATTCCGCCTATAATGTTTTGCGCAATTGTCAATCCGATTCTGGCAAATGAGCCGGCAACTTGTCCAATTGCATATGCAAATGAATCTAAAAAATTATTTGCTGCCTTGGTAACTTCTGGATCAGTGAAGATATCTTTTAAAGATTTCCATATGGAGTCAAGGTCTTTCTTTATTCCGTCAAAAATCGGCTCGTAATCTCCCAATCCATCCCAGAATCCTTTTGCGATTAACTTGGCCAGCTGTTTAAACCTGTCAATTATCTTCTCTAGCGGTTTCGACATCTTATCAAGAACTGTCTCACCCTCTGCCACCTTTCCATAATCAACATTTTGTACAGCATCTTTCATCTGATTTGCAAGTCCGCCGGTTGCGCTCGGCGCTTTTGACGATGAATCCGCACTTTTGTCCGTTGAGTAATTATTTATTTCGTCGAGAGGACTAAGATATCCTTTTGCCGCCTTAGTGGCTTTCTTGGTTGCGTCTGCTGTATCATTTGTTGCATCTGCCAACTTTTCGGCATTGTTGGCAGCATTTCCATATTGGTCGGCTGTGTCAGCTATTGCATCTGTCCCGGCAAGACCTGCGCCACTTGCACCTGTCTGACCAGAAGATTTTTTCCCGGTGATTAACTCCGTAAATGACTTGAAGGCATTCGCCAGAGTTGCCAGTTTGCCCAGTAAAATATTAATAACTCTCAAAACGGGAGTGAAGAGATTGATTAATCCCTGTCCGACTGTTGCCTTGAGAGATTGCAACTGTAACTGCATCACTCTGACCTGGTTCGCCCATGAGTCAGATGTTCGAATGAAATCACCAGATGCGGCAGACAACTGTTTCTGTACAAAAGCCAGACGGAGAGCCACTTTCTCCTGTTCGGTCATGGCAGATGTGGTTTTTCCATAGCCATTTGCTAGCGCGAACTGGTCAAGCGCCGACTGAGTCATTACCACGCCGAGGTCCTTGAGTGTTTCCGTTTCACCTGTAAATACTGATTTCAGCTTGATATAAGCCAAGTCCTGACTGATGTTATAGAATGATGCTACATCACCAGTCAGCTGCGTTAGAGCCGTTGACATGTCGTAAGCCTGTGCTTCGGAGAATCCGAACGACTTAGACATTGCTCCGAACGTTCCAACATACCTTTTTGCCATTGTCTCTGACAGTCCGGCAGAGGTCATGGCATTCTTTGCAAATTCATTGACCTTATCAGACATGGTTGTAAATGTAACATCAACCACGTTCTGGACTTCTGTCAGATTAGAACCAAGTTCTACGCACTCTTTCCCAAACTGGGCCAGTTTCCCAATTGCGAATGCTCCGCCAATCAGTATGCCTATTTTTTTTACTACGCTGCCAAGTCCGTTAAAAGACTGCCTGATTGCTGATACGCCGTTTTGCACACCTGATGTGTCCATCCTAGTATCAATAATGACTGAGCCATCAGCAGCCATGTGTCCACCTCCTAACTATTTGAGGTTCAACATCTCATTCAGCTTATCTTTATAAGCTTGCTCCTCGTCGCTGAGACGTGTTTTTATGTCAATTATGTTTTTATTCTCTTGATAGAATTTCTTTTCCCATTTATCGAACTTTTCGCCCTTTGCTTTTTTTGACCGGATTCCAACTACGGTGTTGAACAGGCACTCGCCAGATTCCATAAAGTATCCAAAAAACGTCCACCAGTGCATATAAGGTACTGATCTGATTTCTTTACCAGCAACCTTGTTTACAGCCGGCACGATCATATCTCCATCCTGTTCCCAGTCCATCAAGCGGGGTTTAGGCTTATTCGGACTATCGTTAACTTGACCACAGTCAATAAACTCGCAAGCTTTCTGACAAGCTTCTGCAAGATATTCCGGGGGCATGCTTTGCCAGTCCTCAAACAGAATCTGTAACATAACAACAGCTTTCGCCTGTTCGTCCAAATCTGGGTCATCCATGGCGACCAGAATATCAATAATTACTCGAAAATCCGTCCTGATAGAAAAATCCACCCCACTGATATTTAGTGAGGTGGGTAACTCATAGGCGGTCATTTTGTATACTTCTCCGTGTACTTATTGACCACTTCCTGCATTTTTTTCTTTCTCTTTTCAATTTCCGGAGTAAGTGCTTCATTGATTTTGTCCAGAACGATATAGGCAAACACCTGACCATTTCCAAAAACAGTTGTCGCAGTAATTGGTTCTTTGAACAAATCCTTAGATGCTTCGTATCCGAGCATATAATTGATTTTGTCCTCAATCTGCTTATTAATCTCCGCCATCTCTTTGCTGGAAGAAACATTTTTAACAGATTCCTGCGCCTGTTCAAAGAAAGTTTCCAATTCTTCCGCTCTTGCCGCAATGTTAATGTCGGTAGGGTTCAGCTTAAATGAAGAAAACACTTCACCCTGCTTGTTCGTGAATGTGAAAAGAAGAAATCCATCATCAATATTTGTGTTAATTGTTTTTGCCATTTTCTATATCCTCCTAAAAATTATTCGCTGTCGGCTGTGAATGTACCGGAACTGATATCAAACTTTCCTTTGATACGTTCGCCGGTATAATTGACGGTAAACGGAATCTGATATCCAGATGTATCACCGCCGTAGGAGGTCGGCACAACGTAGCAGTCCTGCTGATATGCTTCATACTTGCCTGCTGTGGCTTCTGTCCAGAGATGAACCTCAACTGCTTTTGTTTTAAGATTGTCGTCTTTGTATCTGTTGTCTACGATCTTCTGCAATGCTGTAAACAGATCAGAAGCAGTGTCTGCATAGAACGGATCAGCGTCAGAAGAAACTTCGTAACCATTATGTTTAAATGTGGATTCTCCAAGAATGTTTTTAGATGTTTCAGTATCTGGATTGAGTTCGACATTGTACTCTTCCAGATCTTTTCCAAGACGCTCATATTTCGGTGTCAGCCCTCCGCAGAGGGAACCTGCATCGATATAATGAGCCATATATTTACGGTCAATCTTGCCTGTAACTGCCATAGAAATGTCCTTTCTGCCCATAACTTTTAAAAGGCTGTGTAGGTTAGCGGCTATCTCCAATTAATAGCCGGTTATTACTTGTTATATTACTTCGTAAGTATTTTCGTAGCGTACTGACAATGGCAATAGCCAATCCTGTACGCCACTTTCCTGCGGTTCTAAACCATAAGAGTTATCACGTGTGATACGTTTTATCACTCGCCCCTGTGAAAGCTCAGGAAACGCATTTAAACGTGTCTCAGAGCCATTTATGACAACTGGTTCTCGGCATATCCATTTACCGAGATTGTCAAGGAACTTCTGAACAGATAACTTCTGCCGTTCTTTGTCAGATGCTGTTCGGTATACCACATAAAACGGATACTGGCATATCTGGTGCATCGTGCCGCAGACGTCTTCTTTTTCTGAGTAAATCAAAGCTCCGTTGTCTGCTGAGAATGCAATTCCTGATTCTTTGCCGAGTTCCTCAAATTTGATTGTTTCATTTTCATACAATCCCGGATACTGGTTTAGAAGTGCTTTCATGGCATCTGTCAAAATTTCGTATCCGGTTGCATCTTTGCCAATAGGTTTATCCGC